CTGAATCCCAAAGTGTCATACTCAGAAAGGCGTCCTGGAGTGCTTGAAGAGGTTCAACCTAAACCCTCAGATGTCACCTATCATCCGGTGACTAATGGGCTAAAGGCATTGATGAAATCACATGGATATCCAATGGATATGAGTTTCGTTGAATGCGACCCCTTCGTTGAGCAGGCACTGGATGATTTATTGGGCGGCGTTCCTCCGGAGTTAGTTGGTTACACTAGATCTGGTGCTTCACTTGAAAAACTCTACACGTCAATTTCTCGATACGATGTAGAGAGGGTTGCTCTTCCAAAGAATGACCCTGACTTCACTCTTGCGGTTAATATTACTCGAGCGGCATTCGATCCTGGTCAAAAGGTCCTTCCAATCTCAGTAGACCAAGTGACGTTAAAGCCTAAAACCTCAGCCGGTTGGACTTGGCTGGGTAAGAAGAAGGGTGAGGTGGACGAGGATATCCGCAAAGAGGCGAAGAAATTATCACGTCTGGCTAAACGCGGTCGTTTATCGAAAGCGGCATTACCTCCAGCCGTCTGTTTCGTCCGTACTCAACTCGCTGAAGTGGGCAAGGAAAAGGTCCGCGCAGTGTGGGGAATTCCAGCAGAAATAGTGGCTTGGGAAGAGACATTTATCGAAGCCTTAGAGAATGTCTACGACCAGAGGGACATCCCAATCCCATGGGGCCAGAAAGCAACTAAGCAATTGCCGATCCTAATAGACAATTTGTTTCTAATGGGTGACGCAGTTGGGATTGACTGGTCAGGTTATGATGCGACGGTTTCACCCGAGCTAATGCGCCTTGGATACTCAATTCTCAAGAGTTACATGGAGCTAACACCTGATGAGTCCCGTGAGTTCGAGAAGATAGTGGATTATGCAATAGCAACACCAATTGTCATGCCCAATGGCTACGTGTATATCAAGCACGGGGGTATTGCAAGCGGGATGCCGTCAACGCAGATCCTGGGCTCACTTCTCAATTTTCTTATGATCATTTACCTACAACTTAAGTTGTATGGTCAGCACTTCAAAACGTGGGTGTTGGGTGATGATTCAGCATTTTCCGTACCACGTGGTGCTGGGATCGATTTTGAAAAGATGGCACGGATAGCTAAGCGAGCGTTTGGCTTGACGCTTAACGTAAAGAAGTCCGTATACGCGACTAAACCCGACGAGTTCGTTTTCTTGGGTCACAGCTCTAAAGACGGAAAGCTCCAACGTGACGATACTCATTTACTCCGCCTAGCGTTATATCCAGAGCGCGAAGTGAGAGGTCCCGGGCATAGTGCCGCTCGCTTAGAGGGAATACTTATTGATAGTGGTTACAAGAGTTCTCCATTGTTTAACTTGTACGTCTACATGGTCAATAAGTATAAACAAGTAGCACCAATCGATGACAGGCTCATCACT